GCCATTTTACCGAGGATCTCGTCGTACACATCCCTTGTTGAAAGGACCCGGAGAAGACCCCCCAGACGCTGCATCTCCATTTCTGGATGAAGTTGATGCTGAGCGCGGCGACGACCGTACACGACGGCCCGGACTTTTTGTGCATCCTGGTGGATGAATGGTCGGAACCTAGTTGAGCAGAAATCCATTTCTTCCCAGCTCACTGGTCTTCCAGCCCACGTGATGGTAGCGTGACGCGAATTGAGATCAAGGTCTCCATGTTCGCTCGACATTATCAAGTCATCTCCATTAATGATGGTCGTGTTGTCCTCAAAATAATTCTCAACCTGATGGTGATAATTATCAAGAATCATATACAACCTCCACATGATGTTAATGACGACAGTCAAATAGTCACCTGAACCCAGACCACGCTGTACAAGGAAAAACTGTCCTGAAACGGACATCATCTTGTTGATGCTGTTGAAGCGCACCGCTTCAAACAGTGAAGAATCATCATCATCCAGCACAAATTTAGTACGAATCTCGTCGTACACCATCTCAATGAACTCTCGACTCACTGAGGCATCTTGTCCACTCGTGTCAGTGCAATATAAGTGCGGTCTTTTGCTTAACTCGCGCTGATACACTGCCATGGCTCCCGTTTGCATGGGATCACCGACAGCTGACACGGATCCATCGACACAAAAGCGATGTTCGTAAAATTGCCTGAGAAAATCTCCAAGGACAATAGTGGCAAGGAATGTATGTTCAGGGGGATATGCAGTGAAAAGCCTCGGCGTTTTCACTTTTCCATTCTCCCACGCTCTCATCTCATCTTTTTGAGACGCCGATATGATCACATGATGCGGCTGTTTAAGAGAAGCGTGGTAATACCCAGCAAGATATTCAAGCATCTTGGGGTCTTTTCGCGAAGTCACTCCATTTTCTCTGGCACCATAGCCAGGGGAGGAATTCGCTTCCATCTCACCGTACGCAATCAAAGGAGCAAGAAACTCACAATGGCCGATTTTATCGGTGAAATGGCGAATGGCCATCAACGCTCGATCGCGTTGCAATGGAAGATCCACCTTGTCATACTTCTGAAGTCGGTCCAATAACTCATCCAGAGAGCCTAATTCCGCCAACGAATACCCGCCTCCCAGTTGAGAGCAGTACTCTGGCACGCCAGTAAAGGGTACAGAAAGATCACGAACGAATTGTGACTTTGTTCCCAGCTTTCGCTTGGCGACAGTGCCCACATATTTCAACATTTTGAATTGCCGAAATGGGACACCGGGTCTCAGGCCCACCAGGGGGTACACCGGATGAGTTATTTCCGAAAATCCTCGAGCAGTCTCAGAACTTCAGGGGTGAAGGGCAGTCCAAGTCCGAGCTTGTCTGCGCAACGTTCTTTCGCAACGTGCATACCGACGACATTGCCTGTCTCGGCCTCCACCAACACCTGCCCACAATCGCCCTTGACGGACTCGGCTCTGTATTGCAACATGCCTTCAACGTTGGAAACGGCGCACACTTGGGAGAACCCAGGGGCCAACAACAACGCTGCGAATTGTGAGGGTGCACAAGCCAACGGAACATTCGACGTTGGCACGGACATCTCCAGATTGTAGATATCAATAGCGTCAAGTTTGCTGACGGGAATTGTGGTCTCAAGACTCACACGCACCGATTTCCAGGTGCTTCCTGACTGGTATCTAACTCCAGTCACAGATTGATAATGATGTGGACACATCATTGTCCGCTCATTGAGCAGGAATCCCCATGCCAGGTCGGCTTCTCCTGACATGACTTTGACAAGGTTCTTTCGAATCGCTCTGTCAGAGATTTTTGAATGATGTTCAAAGGCCTCATTTTGCCTTCCGGATGAATAAGGTATTTTATGGTTGCACCTCCTTTGTTCACCAGGACTGATGTCGGTCTAGGAGCGGGAGCCTCCTGGCGCGGATTTCGCGAATGATATTCATCATTATCGTCATCAGCAAG